GTCCTGATGTTGATAACTTAGACGTATTGCACTTCAGGGAAGGCGGTGACTTAATGGACACGGCTGTTGCCTTGTTTACAGGAGACGTTGAAGTAGATTGGGAGATGGAGTACAGTACCGATGTGCATATATACATTCGACAGAACACACCATTCCCTATGACGATTGAAGCAGTGATGCCCCAAATGTCAACGCAGGATAGATAATGATTGTACCGTTTGAATCAGGGCACTTACACCAATTAGAGTTGCAATCAGCTCAAGCCTATTTAAGCGATTGGGTGACGGTAGAGCAAGGTGACATGTTAGCGGAGTACCCTGCATACACGGCAATGAAAGATGGCTCTCCTTTAGCCGCTGCGGGTGTCGTACCTGTGTGGGCTCATCGTTCGATGGCGTGGGCCTTTATATCGGATACGGGTCCTAATGATTTTATGATGGTGCATAGAGCCGTCAAAGGTTTTCTAGATGTCTGTTATACAAACAGGATTGAAATGACCGTAGACTGTGATTTTCCACAAGCTCATAGGTGGGCTAAGATGCTGGGTTTTAAAATGGAGTGTGAAAGAATGGAAGCTTACACGCCTGATGGCAGAGATTGCGCTCTCTACGCGAGGGTGTTATGACGGGCGCAGAAGCACTGATAGTTATGCAGGTTGGTAGTGCCGTTATGGGTGCTGTGGGCGCGATGCAACAAGGTAACTCAGCCAATGCTGCCGCTCAGTACAACGCCCAGGTGGCTAATAATAACGCTATTGCCGTTCGTCAAGCGGCAGGTGAAGACAAGAAACGCCACGACCGTCTAACGATGAAGCGCATGGGTACACTCCGCGCTGGTAGTGCGTCACTTGATCTTCTTGAAGACAGCGCAATGCAAGAAGAATTGGAGGCTTTGTCAATCCTCCACGGCGGTGAAATCCAAGCTATAGGTTTTGAAAATACTGCGACACTTGAAAGAGCTAGAGGTAAATCTGCTAAACAAGCAGGTTACATGGGGGCCGCAGGGTCTTTGCTTAAAGGTGCCGGCGGTCTGGCATTAGGTGGTAGTGGCGTTAACGCAGCTCAAAAAAATTACGAAGGTTGGGCTAATGCAAGTAATTAAACGAGGCTTAACATAATGCCAAAACTTTCAGCTTTCAATTCAACCTCACGCTCCGCGGGTCCAGTCGGTGGCAGAGCGGCTACGGCTGCTGACTTTGGTGGCGATGGGGGTCTCACGCAGTTAGGTTCAGCGGTGTCCGATTTCTCTGCTCAGATGAAAGTACGCGAAGACAAACGGGCTGTAACTGAAGCCAGAGGCTCCTTTGCGGATATGAAGGTTCTGTTAATGGAAGAGAGCTTAGAGCGCCAAGATAATTCTGCGGTTGGAGCACCGGGGCATTTTGAAAAATCTAGGGAAGCGTTTGACGCTCGGATGGCCCAATTTAAAGAAAATCTGACGCCTGTTCAGCGAGACGCTCTCGCAGTGGACATGGCAAACACCCGTGTCACTTCAATGACTAATGCGTTGAGATTCCAAGCCGCTGAGAGTGTACGCTCAGATACGATTAATCTCCATAAGACATCTCTTGACATCCAGGGGCGTATTGCAAACGGGGCACTAAGTGTTTCTGACGGTGTTAAAGAATACGCAACCAACATTGCTACGAGCAACATCCCTCTTCGTCTACGGGGAAGCGTGGCGCAAACAGAGACACCTAAGTTTCGCACAGCATTGACTGACGGTTTACTGGAGAATACGGCGGTAGCTTCAGAAAAGTTACGGAGCGGCGAGTTGGCTAAAGTGTTGCCGTTTAACGAACTATCAAAGTTCACGGATGCGTTACGCTCTCGTATCTCCCGCGATCGCGAGATACAAAGCAACGATGAAAAAATAAACCTTGCAGCAAGTCAACCAGAATTGTGGGAGAGGTATTCTAAGAACAAGTTAACATTGTTAGAATTAAATGACTTTAGAGGGAGCATACCTCAAGCCCTCTACAACACCATGCACTCCCGCATAACAAATAACCGAATACCAGAGACGACCCTTCGGCAAAAACAAGATGGAATTACGGACACCGCAGCCGAGTTCGCACTGTTAGACATAGTTAACCCAAGAAGAGGTTCTGGTAAAGAACCTACTGTCGGGGGTTCATTAACAGAGGTGTTGGCTTTTCAGAAGCGGCTAAACGACCGCCACGCTAAAGGTCTGCTGACTACTGGACACGTTTTAAGTTACCAAAAACAGTTGTCCACGGTTATCCAGGGGTTGATGGACAAGGCTGGTGTAGGTCTTTTTGGCAAGGTAGGCAACTTTATAGGTGTCGAGCCTAACAAGCTGGCGCTGGGTATGGATCTTGTCAATGACGCGGCAAAAAAGAACAGTTGGGCTCCGTCCACCCGCACCGCGGTGACGCTTAACTACCATCAGTTACTAGAACAAGAGGATATTAAGTCTACTAGACCCAAGGATGTTGAAAGCGAAGACGCAGCAGCTTTATCTAAAAGGTTGTTTGATAAAGCTGTGATGAAGCAAGTGAGAACGGAGTACCCTCAAGTACCAGAGGGGATCAACCCCAATTTAATTCTGACCACTAGAAAAGTTGTTTCGGGGGTTTCAAATGCACCTCAAAAAAAACCCGGCCGTGTTATACCCCGCAACAGGGGTGTTTTTCTTGACCCGGTTACGAAGGCTCATGTGATCGCTCAAACTGACAAAGACGGAAAGATAATACGAGGTACAGAAAGACTTTTGACACCTAAAGAGGCTGAAGCTTATAATGTCGTTCCTAAGACCCCAGAAGCGGCTAAAAAAACACCTCCAAAAGTTAGTGTGACAGACAAGAAGGAGTCAGTAGACCCTGACATAACGTCAGGTGAAGCTGGTAAAGGTATCAGTTTAAACATGCCGTCTAAAAAGGGTAATGAAAAGACTGCCAGTGAACTCCTCAATGAACGCAGACCGCCCGTACCTGACAGTTTAGAAAACGGGGGTTCTGAACAAGAATCTTTTGAACACCAAGGCGCTCCCGGCGAAAGTCTTAGTATACCATTGGACATTCCAGAAAACGAGGCGCCTAGACAAGAATATTTTGAATACCAAGGCGCTCCCGGCGAAGGTATTAGGATACCCTTAGACAGTGCCCCATCAGATCAAGCTGTTGATATGGTGATAGGAACGCTCCTAAGAAATGAAGGTGTCATACCTATTGACGCTCTAAGCCCCGATGTTGAGGTTCTCGAAGGGGGCCTTAGAAAAGATCGTAAAGAAGACATAGTAAATAGATTAGGGCCTATGACTACAGCAGCTGCTAGAAGAATAGCTGTTGAAGAAGACAGCGAAGCACTAGGAAGAGGCTTCTCAGGCTTTGATGAGTTATCGGCTTCGGTCCAGGCCGCTTTGCTCGATCTGTCGTATAACGTAGGCGTCAATAATGTTTTATCATTTGACCGCATACGCGCAGCCGTTTCTGAAGGGGATGCTGACAGGGTTTTACTTGAAACACTCGACACCGCCGTTGTTGATGGTAAGACGGTTAAGGGTCTAGCGGGTCGTAGAGCCAGGATGTTTAACGCGGCCAACACTAATCCAGATTTAACCATTACAGCCGTTGAGCAGCTTTCTAAAGGTACGATACAATATCTGCACGATGACGTAGTCATATACCAATTTAAACGGCCGAGGCACGACGACAGTACGGCGGGGCGTGTGTTTGCGCCTGACTTTACAGGATAAAGTTATACATGACTGAATTTGACCTAGATAGAGCGGTTCAAGTATTTCCACCTGCCGCAGCAGTGCAAGAACCTGCTGGGCCTTTGTTTGATCTTGACAGGCTTGTGCCTTTAAATCTGCCACCAGAGCAGGTTTACATAGAAAAGACGGGCGAGACTGTGGAAGTCCCGGCAGGTAGCTCTAACACGATGTCTCAAATATGGAGCAAAGGTTTAGACAAAGGGGATAATGCCACTACGTTAAGCAAACTTTATTTTGAACAGTTTTCTGGCAATGACAACCCTCTAATACAGAAACAGATAAAGCGTCTTCAAGCTCTCACGAGTGGCAAGATAAAGACTGACGGCACATTAGATGAGATGCTACGAGCTTCAGCCGAGCAAATAGGTATCTTAAAAGAGATGATGCAAAACTCTATAAAGCGAGGCACTCAAGGTGCTATGGGTGGTGCAGGGGTTGGTTTTGCTTTTGCGGGTGTAGGATCGGTACCTGGATTTTTTGGAGGTTTGACGGCGGGAGCTATTGCGGGGGCGTTAGAGACATCCTTTATCTTAGAGACAGGTTCTTTGTTTAATGAGATACGAGGTTTCAAAGACAATAAAGGTAACAACATAGACATCAACATTGCTCGAATGGGTGCTGTCATGGGTGGGTCTTTATCTGCTGGCCTGGAAGCTTTGCCTGTTGGTCTGATGCTGCGTTTAGTACCAGGAGCAAGAACTGCAATAAAACGCCTGGGGTTAAAAGCGACAGATAAACTTAACGTACCAACTAACCCTAAGGCTTTTAGAAATCTCCTTGTTAACATGTCTACTATTGTAGCAGTAGAAACAGCTACAGAGGTCGTTCAAGAACTCGTACAGACTGCGGCAGGGGAGGTGGCTAAGAACGTGTCTCCTGAAGATTTCAAACCCGTCACAGGTAAGGAAGTTCTTGACCGGGTAGCCCACGCAATGGAAGAGACATTGAAAGCCTCACCTTTAATTGCTTTTGGGTTTTCTTCGCCACGTTATGTTCAAGACCTTGCTACCCGTAAAGAACAACCCACGGTCGATCCTAAAGTTGAAAAGATTAAAATGCTTGAGACAGAGGTTATTGATCGGGTTACTGACAAGATCAAGAAATCTCCTATTTCCGATGATATGAAAACCTTTGACGCTAAACTTACAATTGAAGAAGAGGAAATACTTGCAGACGCGGGTATCGAGGTAGCACCTGACGGCTCTATACCTGTGTCAGACGCCGAACTTGTAGCCTCGGAAAGTATGAGACGCACAGAAGCTTATGATATGATGGTCAGCCAAGCGCAGACCACCGCAGAACGAGGGGAAGCAGAGGTACTGAGAAAGGTATCTAGAGAGCGAATTCGTAAAATAGACAAAGATGTAGCGGCACTTGATCAGCGCGTAGACGAGACGCTTGAGACAATTAGTGAACGCAAAGAACAAGGGAAAACAACCAAGGCTTTAGACAATCGTGTTTACGCTATGCTTGAAGAACGTGAGGTATTAGATAAAGAACGCGGAGATCTTCTTACGGCAGACACGCCTATGGAACAAACTAAACAAGGACTCAAGGCTACAGATAAAACTGTTGAGCTTAAAGGTGTTGAACTTGTTAAGGCCAAAGCCCGTGAAGCCAAAGCTGTTGAGCGAAGTATAAACAAAATCTTAACCAAGGGTGTGCAGCTTGCTAAAAAAGATGTTAAGGCCGCGCAGACTGCTGTAATAGAAGCAATAAAAAATTCCGGTTTATCTAAAGAAGATATCTCTGCTTTTATGGTGGCTGTACGCAATGTTCAATCCGCTGCACAGTTTGCTAAAGCAATGCCTCGAATACAGAACCGGATAAAACAAAAGCTCAATCTTAGGAGAGCACAAAAGGCTACGCAATTGCTTAAGGCTGCGCTAAAGCGCACCGTAGTTAAGAACAACAAAGGTAAGTTTGGACCGGAAATACAAGAGGTGTTAGACATAGCTAGGTCAGCTATGAACGAAACTAAAGAGACAGCCGCTGAAAAGCTACAGTTTCAAGAAAGCTCAACTGAGATATTTACACCTGAAATGGCGTTCCGCAACCGTATCTTAGCTTTTAGAGCCGACCCTAAAGCCACAGATGTTGAGATAATTGAAAAGCTACTCGAAGACGTTGTGGCGCTTATGACAGCAGGTAAGAGCCTAAGGGCTTCTACTATTTTACGCACACAAGAAGAAAATGCCGCAACCCGTGACGAACTCTTGGATCTAATCGGAGAAGAACGGTTAGAAGAAACAAACAGACAACAGATAAAAAGAGAGTTTTTTGCTCGTGTAGAGACTAAGACTTTTCTTAATTTAAGCGGTGCTTGGTGGAATAAACTGTATCGTGTCATGCGGTCTTCAGACAAAGGCCGCGTTGATGCTATGGTTGTTAAGCTGTCTTTATATAAAGAGAACCGCGCTTTTGACAGAGGTTCATCTAGAGCTGTCGAAAGATTCACTGAACTTGTTATGGCAACAGGTGATTACGCTTCCGTTAGAGCGTTAATGAAAAAGCTATCCAAGGACGAAACGACACACACTGACCTAGGAACATACGAGCACTCAGACGGAGTAAGGCGTAACCTCTCTGCCGAGCTTAAAACAACAGCGCAACTACGAAAAAGGATTATGGAGTTGCGTGAACCTGCAATTAAAAAAAGCTTGATGCATGAAGAGGGTAACGCTTACACACCAGAGATCGTAGAAGTTCTTGAAAGAGCTTTGTCTGAAGAAGATTACAGGTTAATTGCGGCGGAGCTCCAGTTTTATAATGAGTATTATAATAGAATAAATGAAGTGTACCGCAGAACTAATGGTATCAATTTACCTAAAGTTGAGTTTTACAGCCCCGTGCGGCGGGTACGCGGAAAAGAGGGCGATACTAAAGATGAATTCTTATCTGGTATGATAACTATGTACCGCGGTGGGGTGGCTCCAAGTTCATTGAAAAGCCGCACTCCTAATATTCACCGAGTTAGA